GTTCACTTTCAATCTTTTTACCCATTAGATCCATGATCATTTTTTTGACCTTTCCTGAGTTTTCTTCCATTGCACCACGAACGAACCTTTGACCTGGTATATATCTACCACCGTTTGCAAACCATCCGTATTCCTGAGAGACGGGATAATAACCAGTGACTCTTTCAACCATTTTCTTTGTCCTTGTATTCATTCTTGAGCGCTTGTGCTGGAATTGCTCATTCATAGTATCGTCAAAAACCATTCGATATACTTTCTTGCCTTTTAGTTTTGATTTCTCACCCTTCAGGGTGATTGCATCATGCAGGGCGCCTGTCAGGTAAGGAGCATCATCTTTTGCTTGGCTTAATGGTGTCCTCATAGCTTTCTTGACTGATGAGGTTACGTGTTTCTGAGGAACATCACCTAACTTTTTAAGGTTTTTGATCAGTTTTTCCATGCCCTCTACCGCAAATTTAGTTTTGAAAAATCCCATCACTACACCAACTTTACGTAGATAAGCCATTGCACATGAGCAGTATCGACATCTATAGCGGATAGGATCTCATAGACATCATCACCGTGCTTAACTCTCATCTCATTAGAGATTCCAGGGATATACCTGCACTCGATCTTTGCTTCAACCTTTGTATCAGTTGTCAAAGCGGTAAAGTATTCATTACCCAAGACAGGCTGTAGCTTTGCCGGAATCATCCTTGTATTGAATGGTACCCACACGTCAACTGGTTCACCGTATTTATCTCTACCTGTGCCTTTCTTGAGAAATTGTATCTTTTGCCTGTATTCACCAGGCTTTATCATTCTTCTCATAGTTCACCTCCTATAAGAGGTTTCGGGCGTGCATGTCGAGTATGGATTTAACGGTTAAGTTCGGAGTGTTCTTTTCTACAACCATGGTTCGGTTGTCATACATATCAACAGCGAGTACCTGCAAAGCGATTGTCAGATCTTCATAATCGTCCATCTGCGCTTCCGTAAGTCCTGTGTAGTGTTTAATGTATGATTTGCAAGCTTTCAAAATGCTCTCAAAAGTCGCAATGGTTTCATGGTCCTCATTGTATTCTCTTGCATAGGTCATCAGCTCACTGACTGTGATCTCACTTATTTTCATCAGGTCACCTTCTTCTTTGATGATTTCTTTGACGTCACTTTTTCAGGTTTAACCTCAGGTGCTGTTTCGGCTTCTATTTGCATCACTTCTTCAAGCTCTTCCGTTTCAGGGTATTGTTCGATGACCGATTCTTGTTCTGGTTCCTGCTCCGGTTCCTCTATGACCTCAATGACCTCTTCAATATACTTGGCTTTAAGTAGACTCTTGGCAATCTCAGGAGATATCTCTCTGATCTCACCTGGTATCATCGACACCACTCCAGCAAAACTTACTAATGCCTTTACTTTCATTGCTTTTCACCTCCCCAAAGGGAAAAGAGAGGGTAACCCTCTCTTATAGTCCATCATCCATTAGCAGAGCAGCGATTTTCTGTGTTTCAACGATAGCTGAGTCAACCTCAACGTATCCAACAGCACCAACCGCATACTGAGTAGCATATTTTTCGTTAAGGACCTGAACCTGTACGTTATTTGCAAGCTTTACATACAGACCATCGAACTCACCGTAGAATACAGCCTTATTACCAGCTTCCATCTTAGGGCAGTTTTCAGAAATGTACACAGGCTCACCAAGAAGCATCCAGGAAGCTTTCTGAGTAGGATCCTTGATCATCAGGTATTCACCTGAACCAGAATACTTCAGCTTTCTTACAGCCTTGAAGGTATCCTTGTGCATGATCCAACCTGGTGTTTTTTTCAGGGATTCAGGTACCATGAGCTGCAGGTTGATAAGTTCATCGGCAGTAATTGCATTAACAGCGGCCGCGAGAGTGGTATTTGTAGTAGTGATCAAGCCTTTCATCTTACCTGCGTTACCAGTGATCAGTTCCTTTTCAAGGAATTCTGCGATAGCTTCAGCAATCTTTCTGACCGCATAAGCAAGAAGATCAAATCCAGATCTATTGATAAGTGATTTGGAAATCTTAGCAAGCGCTCCTACAATATGATTCTGAAGCTTGATGGAAGTAAACTTACCAGTTCCCTCGATAAGTTCAGTCAGGTCGTCAACATAAGCTGCAGTGATCTTCCCAGTTGTGGTATCTTCTACTGGAAACTGAAGATCTCCTGAAACGTTGAACTTTGTTGCCATCTGGTAGATCGGTGACAGTTCCTTGACCTTTTCAACGATGCTCTTAGCGATTTCCGTTGGGATGATAGCTGCACCATTGTCAGTAACGCCAAGCGCTCTGATCTGGCCTGTTCTGATGTAGTCAAGGAAGTTCTTCTCATCAAGAGCTCTCTTTTCTTCTTCAGTGCTCTTCTTTGCAGACTTCTTAGTCTCGAAACCTCTCATTTCATCGTCAGCTAAGATGGTCTTGTCGATGCTTTCGATTTCTTTCTTGATTGCATCGAATCTTGTCTGCTCTTCATCGGAAAACGCTCTTGTCTCTTCCTTGGTTTTCTTGAGAATAGTTTCCATTTCCTCAACAAGGACGTTTCTCTTTTCTTCAAGTGCAGGGAGTGCTCTGAATTCCATAACTCTTTTTACATTTTTCATTAATAATTACCTCTTTTCTTTAATTTATTTATTGTCTCGATGTATTTTGCATAGTCTATTACTGGATCAGCTCTTTTTTCTTCGGTGTAAACTGTCAGGTTTGCTTCAAGTTCTCCGCCTCTTTGCTCGTTGGCGACTTCTTTGTTGTCTCTTGTCTCAATGCTCGTTGCGATGTAAGCAGGAGTCATCTCACTGTCAATGATGGATTCTTCCGTAAGATCGATGTCTTTCAGGTACCTTCGTTTCATCCCTTCCGGTCCTGAGTTATCCCATGCGTCTTCATTCACGTAGAATCCAAAAGACCATCCTCTTAGCTGATTTTTTTAAGCCTTCTCGATGATTTCCGGATCTGCGGTCTCATAAATAGCTCTAAGTCCAATACTGTCCTCAAAGAGTCTCACGCCTTCATCCTTTGTGGTTCCAAGCACACGCTTATGATTGAGTCTAAACTCAACAACATCTGCATTGTCCAAGGCTTTCTTGAATGTTCCGGGCATTACCTGCTCAATAAACCTTCCTTCAGGCGATGGTATTGGCCTAGAATCTCTCTGCACAGCGTTCACGTAGCCATCAATCTTTACTCTTCCATTGCGGATTTCAATATTTAAACTTCTCATTCTTCATCACCCCCTTTCGGCTCCGTTATAGGTTCTGTGATTGGCTTTGATTCGCTGTTCATTTTTGATGTTTTATCAGTGTTTGGAGTGTAAATCTGCTTTGTTTTCGGATCATAAAGCACATCTTGTAGTCCAAGCTTTATAAACTCTAATCCAAGAGGTTCCATATCTTCCAGATATCTGATTTCATCCGGTTGTAAGAAACCGCTCTTTGCGCCAATCTCATATGCCTGATATCTAGTCAGGAGATCTCCTCTAGTCAGCAATTTTGTATCAAACGCAAAATAAAAAGAACCCTTCTCTACATTGAGAAGAAATTCTTTGTTTGAATGAGTTTCAAAAGCTGATAAAAGAGGCAGCAAACACTGCTCTGTGAATAATTCCTTGTCTTTTTCTGTTGCCCCACCTTCGATAATCGATTTCGGAGTACCGAAGATAGAATAAATTGATTCAGCGTTCGCTTTTTTAAGATCATTCAGCTGCATTTCTACGGATGTTTGAGAAGCTTCTTGGAAGCTGAGTCCACTATTCAGAACAACAACATTCTCTGCATTGTTCTTATATAAGCTTGAGAACTGTTCCTTGATGTAGTCGAGTGTTTCTTTGCTCACACGCCCTTCAGCCTTAAGAAAGCCCTTTTTATTGCCTCCTGACCCTATTAAGACTTCTTCAAAGAGTAAAGTTTTGTAAGCTACTTCCAGGATTTTCTTATTATCGTCGTAGATTCCTCTCCCGGTTACACCGTTTTTGGTATTTCTAACGAATTTCAGAAAGTCATATTCCTTGTAGGTCTTTCCTCCGACAAGAAAATCGGCTGATTTGAAGATAGGATCAGCGCCAATCATTGGGCTTACGTACTGATTTTCTACATAATTAAGGCTTATTATGTCATTTCGCCTGCGATTTATGTATGCATACCCGGCTCCATAGATGTAGTAATCTCGAAATAGCGCTTTTTTGAAGTCATATCCTGACAAAAGGTCCTTTGTATCATCATTCAACAATGCAACCCTTGGATCAGTCAGTATTTCATTCGTTCGCCCGCCATTCTCTTTGTATAGTTTCAGTGGCAATGAAGCAGCGATGCTTGTTATTCTCTCAAGACAGGCAGAAACTGCGGGTATTTCGAGGATGTTTTGTGGAGTAATCTCTGAGACAGGAATACCTAAGATGATTTGCTCAAGAGTCTGAGATGTCGTATTCTCAATTGATCGTTTTTCTTTTTTAGTAAATGGCCACACTATATCACCTCCTTTCAGGGGTATCACATACTATCTCATCACTGGCTTGTTTTCTGTTGAGTAACCGATAACGCCAGTAAAGCATGCATGTCTGTATGTTTTTGTAGATTCTCCATAATAATCAAATTCGACCTTATCGCCATCCATTTTGAGGTTAGTGACCTGCCCGAATCTGAATGTTTGACCGTTTGGATAGAAAATAATTAAATCCATTGTTACCTCCTAAACTACATAAATTGAAACATCCTTACCGTTTAACTGTTCTTGCTGCAACAGGTAGAGTGCTATGATCAAGCTGACTACCATGTCGACCTTTCCAGCTGATTTCTTTTTGTTGATGTACTTATTCATATTGGTATCGTATGTGCATCTTGAATTCTGAAAGTTAATCTCAAGCAATCGGTTATCTTCATACTGAAATGACTTATTGAGTATTGATTCATACAACAGCTTTGTAGCCGGGTGTAATACCGATGAGTGCTGTTTTACTTCCACAACTTCTAACCCATGCTCTTCAAGCTTCTGAGCTGTGCTCATGGCATTCATTCTGTCGTAGCCTATCTGAGCTACCTCAACACCATATTTCTTCTCAAGTCCTAATATGTACTTCTCTACAAAGGCATAATCGAGGATCTCTTCACCGCACGCATAACAATTCTTTTGAGCGATAAACTTCTTGTAGTCAACACCCTCGTTCTTTGACTTAATTTCTATCTTTTCGGAAGGAAGGAATCCCACCACCTTGGCGTATATCTTGCCTTTCCACTCTGTGACCATAGCAACAGATGTATTGTCATCGGTAATTGATAAGTCAAGCCCTAGATATACAAGCTTTCCTCTCCAAAACAATGGATCTTCTATGATTTTCAGAGGTTTAACCTTATCGATTCCAATAAAACCTTCTGTTCCCAAACCTTGATACTGGATATTGTTATGTTTACAAAGGTAATTCTCACGCTTATTTTCATACTCTACAGCTGCTACTCGCTTATCCAGGATGGCTTCAAAGACCATCTCATTAGCATAAGCAACTGGATTACTCTGATAGATTACTAAGTCGTTCGTTTCCCACTCTTTAATGAGGTCATCATCCGGCTCATAGAGAAGCGCAAAGGTTCTTTTGTTGTCCTTCAGCCCATCGAGGACCTTCTTTGCATGGTCAATTTCATCAATCATGACGTTATTGTCATTGGGATACTGAGTACTGATGATGATACCCAGCTTGTTGAGTAAAGTGATCTGTGATGATCTCATTGCTTCCACAGGATAAGAATCCATGGCGCCAGCTTCATCCGCAAGGAATATATTGGCGAGTTTTCCGTCCATACGGTCATTACTATAAGCTAGCGGAACATATTCGGAGTCGGTAATCTTGCACAAAATCATGTCTCGGTTTATCTTGAATCTTTCCGCAAGTGCAGGGCTTACTTTGATGATCTTTCTTACCGCAAGCCTAAGTTCATTTGATAATTTGAAATCAGGTGCAACAGAAAAGAACCTCGAAAACTGAGGTTCTATAAGCATTCCTATTATAAAAATTATTGCAGAGTAGAAGGTCTTAAAATTCTTTCTGCAGATTTCCAACAAGACCGTTTGGTAATACCTGGAGTTCGTCTTCTTGACTTTCCGAATGTGCTTGGTGCAGAAAGTAGCGATGATCAGCCACCAAGCATAATCCTCGATACTGTCATAAAGCGTGGCGTTTGTCTGCCTTCCGTCGTCATCCGTTGTCATTACATCCGGATGATTCATAAGTTTAAGGATATTGCTTATTCTCTCAAACTCTTCTTCATCTATCCAAGCTTCGGGATCGTCTCCATCTACAATTTTTATCCAGGCCAGAGCTTGCAGTTTTACATATTTACCAACATAACGATGATCTTCAAGACACCATTGAGCGTATTTATATGCTTTACTATGCTTTATCATCCGCCCCTCAGCACCTTAAGCAGAGGATCTTCACCCTTATCTTCTTGCTTAGGGATATTCCTCAAAGCAGCTGCTATGGTCATTATGTTTTCCTTCTCAATGTCGAAAAGCATTCGTCTTTTGGTCTGAAGATTAGCATCAAGTTTGATGATTCCATTTTGCAAACGGACCATTTCCCGGCTATGCTCAATAAGCAGTAAAGCTCTGTCTTCATCATCATCAATATTCCTTGCTACACTTTTAAAAGATATTTTAAGTTCTTTCGTGAGATTGTAATAATACTCTTTTTGCTCTTCTATATCAGCACATTCAGCCTGAATTAAGCAATATCGATTAATCACAGGCTCATATACTGCATCGAATTTATCAAGAGTTTTTAAGAGTTTCGATAGTCTCAAAAACTCTTTATGGGCTACAGTATGATTTTTAACCTCTGGTCTTTCTTTCAGGTTAACCCCCGAGAGAGTTGACTGTTCTGCTTTTTCTCTTTTTTAGTACGGTGAGACTTGCCTTCGCTCTTTATCACCGCAATTGGCTTTGGTGGCCTCGACATGCTCCCACCTCCTCATTTTTAGTCGAAAATCTATTTTGGGAAGGTTTTGTGTAGCGACCTTGATACGTGGTGTTACTGAATCTCGTTTTTTCAATTGTGCGAATAGGGGGGGTTGTTTGAACATTTCACACAATATAACCAATTTCATTACGCTCAGATATTTTTGAAAGGTCGTAGCTGTGTATCTGACCTCTGTCTGCCATC